CAACTGCGTAGGTTGAAAGACCTCCTGCCTAATGCTCAGAAGGAAGACATCATTACTATCTTCATGGCATTACAGCGTCAAAACTTTGCTCTGACCAACACCATAAAACAACTATTGAAAGAATGGCCCACTCGCCAGACTACTACCGAAGGGGAACCATCGAAGTATGGGACTTTATTCGTGATCAAGGACTTTCCTACCACCTAGGTAACGCTGTAAAATACATTTGCAGAGCAGGCTACAAAGAAAACTATGTAGAAGACCTAGAAAAAGCCATTCATTATCTCACCAACGAATTGCAATATGTCACTCCTGAGCAACCAAGCGATCGAGTTCCGCCGAGCGTACAGTATACCGAACGATTTGAGCCTTCGGACTACTCAAAAGAATTTGATCGTTGAGGAATTCAAAGAGTTCCTACAAGCTGATTTAGAGATGGCTCTGATGCATCCCCCTGATCGTGAAGCTTGCTTGAAAGAGCTGGCTGATCTTGTCTATGTCTGTGCTCAGTACGCTGAAAACATGGATTGGGATCTTGAACAAGCTCTACGCCGTGTACACAAATCAAACATGTCCAAGCTAGGCAATGACGGCAAGCCTGTTAAACGCAAGGACGGCAAGGTTCTTAAAGGACCTAACTACAAACCACCCGATTTATCTGATTTAGTATAATGTCTAAACTCATCTCTCGCACAGGACGTGTACAGTCCTGGATGGACAACCCCCAGTCCAGATTGCCAGTATCGTGCACGGTTATGTCGGTTGATGACAGCATGACCGGTGTCAATGGGATCGAATCCTCATGGCGATTCGTAAGCCACGCTTTACGCCATGGGGCTGGTGTCGCAGTACACCTGTCCAATCTTCGACCCAAGGGTACTGTTACTACAAAAGGACCAGATGAATTAGTGGCCAGTGGACCCGTGTCATTTGGACGCATCTACTCTATGCTCAATGAAGTGTTACGCAGAGGTGGCACCTTCCGTAATGGGGCTTGCGTTTTGCATCTCGACATCGACCACCCTGACTCACTCGAATTCATTCAAACACCCCGACATGAACTACCCTGGGTTAAACGCTGCATCAATCTCACTGAAGAATCCTGGCATGAGTTCCCCTACAAAGAAGAACTCCTCCAAGGGATTCGGAAAGGAGACATCTGGCTGAATAAAATTAGGTACGACAAAGATGGAAACCGCATCAGAGGAAACGTCTGTCTTGAGGTTTACCTGCCTTCACGAGGCACATGCTTGTTGCAGCATGTCAATCTCGCTGCCTGTACTCTCTCTGACATCCCAAAAGCTTTCGTTGAGGGTATGTCCGAGTTGTGTGCGCTCCATCCTACGACAGGTGTCGGAGAATCTGGGGAATACCTCAGCCCAGACGTTGATAAGCAAGTCGGGCTTGGAATGCTTGGACTTGCCAACTTGCTCCGCCAAAATGGAGTCAAGTATGGAGAGTTTGGAATAGCTCTCCGTGATATTAATCAAGAGAAGGTAAACTTCTCAACCGCTCATGATATCGCTCAGTCCATCAGAGATGGCATTGAGCAGGCTGCAGCCATCGCCAAGAGTCATAACATGGTAAGAGCCTTTGCCATCGCTCCTACGGCCTCCTGCAGCTATCGTAGCGTCGGTCTAGACGGGTTCACTTCCTGTCCTGAGATCGCTCCACCTATTGCTCGGTCAGTTGACCGGGACAGTGGCACCTTTGGTGTCAATACCTATGAATATGGCGATGTTGAGATCGCCTCTGAAGTAGGCTGGGAATCGTACAAACTTGTAGCGGACCAGCTTATGATAATGCTTGAAAAAACAGGACTTCTTCACGGATACTCGTTCAACTCATGGAGTGATCAGGTAACCTATGACAATGCGTTCATTGAAGAGTGGCTATCGTCTCCTCAAACAAGCCTCTATTACAGTTTGCAGGTAATGGGAGACGTCCAGGACAAGACTAGTGCATACGCTGCACTTGATGAGTCTGATGTTGATGATTACCTTGCGGACTTGTTAACTCCTGAACCTCAATGTGATTGCGCAGAATGACCCCGTATGATAAACTAATCTCCAGGAAACGGACCTGGACTCCTGTTCAAACTGAAGCAGGTACACTTAAATCTGGCGCGGAAGAAGCTGTTTACCGCGCCTTAGCTCTCCGCTGTCTCGAACTGCCGGTGGGTGACTTTATATCACACTCATTAAAAGGTGAGATCCCTGATGCAGCACGTCAGATCCTAGAAATGAACATCAAGGATGAAGAAAACCATGATTTGGCTCTGAACTATGCTGTAAATGCACTCGGTACTGATGAAAAAGCAGAACGAGAGGCACAGATCCTGAGAAAAGCATGGGAAGAGCATGAAGACCACACAATTGTCAAGGCTATGGTAGCCGAACGTAGTGTTTTCTTCTGTTTGCTCCCATTCTTTCGCTATGCCGGAGATGCTGGCCTGAGGACGATTTCCGCAGATATTAGCCGTGATGAACAGATTCATGTTGCTACGAATTCTCTTGTATGCCGTGAGCTGGGTCTTAATCCTTCTAAGTCTCTCAACAAACTGAGAAAAGCAACTGTAGACTGGGTTTTCCAGCCTCTACAAGCTGAAAACACCGATAAGTTTTTAGCGAAAAATTTTTGGCACTCACAGAGCGATTCACTTTTTGAAAAGGGTATCGCAGAGGGCTTTTCTAACACCAGGTCGGCACGTATGCCGGCATTCTTTGAACATTCCAATGTCAATCTCCCTCAATACGCTTGAGACTTACGGCATGTCCGTCAAGTCTATCTTAGCAGAGATGGAAGAAAACTTTCCACCCACAAACCCAGGTCCAGGTGATAGCATCTCAACTATCATGTATCGATCTGGACAACGCTCCGTAGTGGAGTGGTTACTCAATCGATTAGAACAAGATGGCATTTAATCAAAACTTTTATAACCAAGTCATTGCCATGGGTGGTTCTGCCGCCTCAGCGAACAACGTAGCCCGTGCCTCTCGCCCCGGTCGTGCATTTCAAAACTTTGCTAGTGCATTTAGTGCACAGAAAGCTTCAGCTGATGCTTCATACCAGGCTAACCTAGCACAGCAACGCATGGCTGAGCGTCAACAACAGTTGATGGCACAGATTGCACAGGGACCACCAAAAGCAAACAAAGCTTTACGTGGTTCTGACTACAAACCTAAGTTTAGGTCTTCAGTTTCCAAGACTGAATCTAAGCGTGCAGTATCCAAAGGCACCTATCAGTTCTCTAACCCACTTGGCATGGGTGGTGCTGCAGGTAGCCGTACAGGTGGCATGGGTGGTCTAGCATAATGAAAGCAAAGGAACGGTATGATAAACTGCGTTCACGTCGAGATAATTATCTTGACATGGCAGTTGAATGCTCACGTTTGACTCTGCCTTACCTTATCCGACAAGACGAATCACAAGACCGCAAGTCTCTTACTACACCATGGCAAGCAGTTGGTTCTAAAGCTGTCACAACGCTGGCAGCTAAGCTGATGCTTGCCTTGCTCCCTCCCCAAACCACGTTCTTTAAACTACAGGTTAGGGATGACAAGCTGGGTGAAGAACTTGACCCACAGATTAGAAGTGAACTTGATCTCTCTTTCTCTAAAGTAGAAAGGATGATCATGGATTACATCAATGCGTCAAGTGATCGTGTGGTTGTACATGAAGCTGTACGACATCTCATTGTTGGTGGTAATGCACTGATCTACATGGGTAAAGAAGGGTTGAAACATTACCCACTGAATCGATACGTTGTCAACCGTGATGGTAATGGTAACGTGATCGAGATTGTAACTAAAGAAAAAATTAGTCGTGAGGTTCTTGGCGATGTGCTGAAGGAACCACTTCCTAATCACGTAGGACGCGAAGGCACAAAGGACCAGGAGGTTGAGGTGTACACCTATGTCCATCTGGATAGTAAGAACGGTCGCTGGAACTGGCATCAGGAAGCCTTTGATAAGGTGATCCCTGGTACCAAAAGCACAGCCCCTAAGAATGCTAGTCCATTTTTGGTCCTCAGATTCAACACTGTTGACGGCGAAGACTATGGTCGTGGCAGAGTAGAGGAGTACCTCGGTGATCTCAAATCACTTGAAGCACTGTCACAAGCCCTGGTTGAAGGGTCAGCAGTTGCTGCTAAGGTAGTGTTCTTGGTGTCACCATCATCGACAACCAAGCCTCAGACTCTAGCCAAGGCAGGAAACGGTGCTATTGTACAAGGACGTCCAGAGGATGTGCAGGCTGTCACTGTGGGTAAGCAAGCGGACTTCGCTACTGCTGCACAGATGGCACAGACAATGGCACAACGAATCAGTGATGCATTCCTGGTGCTTAACATCCGACAGTCAGAACGTACAACAGCTGAGGAAGTCAGGCTTACACAGCTTG